CAACCCGTCTCCTTCGCCGAACCTATTAACACCGACGGTGCGATTACCGTCGGCAATGCTATGGGCGGGTTCTATAGCACACTTCTTGATATGGAAGGTGCTGCTAAAAGTGAATCAGAACTCATAACAAGATATAGAAACGTCGCAGCACAACCTGAGCTTGCTCAAGCAGTTGATGAGATTGTAAACGAAGCAATTGCGGTTGATACTGACGATGATGTCGTTCAAATTGTTCTTGACGATACAGACCTACCTGATAAAGTAAAAGATAGACTTATCGAGCAATTTGAAGAGATCCTTACTCTTTTCGATTTCAGTGCTAACTCTTACGACATTTTCCAAAGATTTTATGTCGATGGTAGACTAAACTATCATGTTATCATCGATAAAGAAAATTTAAAAGATGGAATTAAAGAGCTACGCTATGTAGATCCTCGCAAACTAAAGCTTATCAGAGAAGTTGATAAGAAAGGTAAAGACGAGCACTCTGGTATTCCTGTTAAGAAAGTAAAGAACGAGTACTATATGTACTCAGAAAATGGCTTTACTTCAGAAGCAAATGCACCTAATGGTTCCGGTACTCAAGGCTACAAAATCTCAAAAGATTCTATTGCAAGAGTTACTTCCGGACTAATGAATGAAAACAATTCGCTTGTTCTTTCATACCTGCATACTGCTATTAAGCCTCTTAACCAGCTAAGGATGCTTGAAGATGCGACAATCATTTATACTCTTACGAGAGCTCCTGAAAGACGAATCTTCTATATTGATGTTGGTAACTTACCTAAATCGAAGGCTGAACAATACTTAAGAGATATGATGATCCGCCACAAGAATAAGTTGCAATATAACTCAGCAACTGGTGAGATCAGCGATTCTCGTAAAATGATGACTATGACTGAAGATTTCTGGTTCCCACGTCGTGGTGGCGAAAGATCTACTGAAGTTGATACATTAGCGGGCGGTACTGCTCAAGCACTGAGCACAGATGAGAATCTTCAGTACTTCCAACGTAAGCTTTATAAGTCGTTGAAGGTTCCACTATCTCGTCTTGAGCCAGAAACAATGTACTCATTTGGTCGTGTTTCAGAAATTACTCGTGATGAATTAAAGTTCGCTAAATTTGTAAAGCGCTTGAGAGCTCGCTTTGCAACTCTATTTACTCACGTTCTTGAGAAGCAAGTAGTTCTAAAAGGACTTATGACTCCTGAAGAATTTGCTGAGATTAAGAACTTCATTCGTTACGACTTTGTTCAAGACAACTATTTTGAAGAACTAAAACAAGCTGAGATTATTAAAGAGCGTATGGCAACACTTCGCGACGTTGAGGATCATGTAGGTGTTTACTATTCTCGCGAGTGGGTAATTCGTAACGTTCTTATGATGTCTGAAGAAGAAATGAAAGAAATGAAAGAACAGATCGACCAAGAGGCAAAAGAAGCACCTGAAGAAGAAGTTCCAGACGAGCCTCAAGAATCAGTCAAGTCCTCGAATAACATAATTGGATAAATATATTACAAATAAATTAAAACCAGGAGAACAGAAATGAAATCCTTTAAACAGATGATGGCAGAGGTAGCAGAGCCAAAAAGCCCAGAAGAAAAGCGCTTTAAGGACCAGCATGTCATTCAAAAATTCGATCATCCGGCTGCAGAAGATAGCCAATTTACTGGTGAAATCACTGGTAAAACAAAGCAAAAGCGTCTCGCCGACCAAGAAGGTGATGCGGATTATGACCAAGCCTATTCTCAAAGAAAGGATGGCAAGGCTAAGCTTGAATCTGTAGAGGAGGATGGCGAGCAAATCGATGAGATCTCAAAAGAATTGGCGGCTAGATATCTAAAAAAGGCACCAGCCCGCGCCGCTGATGCGGGCGATAAAATAGCAAGAGCTGGCGACGCTTATGATAAAGATATGGGAAAGGCTCAGAAGAAAAAAGGCATTCGCAATTTCTTGAATACTCATAAGGGTGTTGAAAGAGCAACTAATCGTTTGATGAGAAAAGAAGAAGTAGAGCAAATCGATGAGATTTCTCAAGAAACTCTACGTCAGTACCACGGTAAAGCTGGTGCAGATCTTCAAAAGAGAAGAGAAAAGCTTAACAAAGGTACTCTTACAACAGCAGATCTTAAAAAAGGCCAGAACCGTGTTAAAGGTTTGAATCGTGCTGCTAACAAAATGGAAGAAGTTGAGCTTTCAGAAAATCCTATGGAAGAAAAGCCAATGATGATGAATGCTCTGCGTTCAATGTCACACGCAATGCAAGGTATTGCGGCATATGTGTCAAAAACATCAGATCCTGAAGAATGGTTTCAAAACAAATTGGCAGGTGTGGCAAAAGAAATGCAAACACTTTACAGTTATGCAACAGCCGAAGTAATGTCAATGGGTGAAGCAAAAACTGACGAAGAACTCAAAGGTGACCAACACAAGCTTGACCATAATAAGAATGGCAAGATCGATGCCCATGATTTCAAAATGCTTAGAAAAAAAAAGCAAAAAACTGAGTCAGTAGAGCTTGAAGAAGCTGTTAAACAAGGAAACATGAAACTGAGAGATGGCTCTTCAGTTAAAGTTTCAAAACAAGATGCAGGTCTTATTAATCAAATGATGAAAGACCTGAACCCTGCAAATCGTCGTAAGATGGAAAAAGTTATGATGACTGATAAAGCAGGATTCGAAGAAATTGTAGGATTTGCGAGGGAAGCTCTTTAATGGCATGGGTAGCCGTAACAAATTCAACCGTTTGGCAGTATGATAATGCTGCTACTGCATCCGATTCGGATACATATAACGATGCAAATGGTACGGTTACTGCAGGTGTTAGAGCTTTCACACCTCCTGGCGGCAACACTCAATATACCTACATTAAGTGTAGGAAAGTGGGTGAAACCATAGTCAGAGGTGAGCTTTCCAAGAACTATTATGACGCCCAGTAGTTTTTTTATAAATAAAACAAAAAGATATTAAAGGATATAAAAAGATGAGACTGATTACTGAAGTTACCGAAGAAGCACAAGTTGCCGTCGAGTTGAATGAAGAGACTGGTAAAAAGTCTTACTTCATCGAAGGTATCTTTATGCAAGGTGATATCAAAAACCGTAACGGGCGTATCTATCCTACACAGACTCTTGAAAAAGAGATGGTTCGTTACCAAACAGATTTTATTGAAACTAAGCGTGCGCTTGGAGAACTTGGACACCCAGATGGTCCTACAATCAATGGCGATAGAGTATCACATCTTATCACTGAGATGAAAAGAGATGGATCAAACTTTATCGGTAAAGCTAAAGTTCTTGGCACACCAATGGGTAACATTGTAAAAGAATTTATGGATGAAGGCGTAAAAATCGGAGTTTCAACTCGTGGCCTTGGTTCTGTAAAACCAACTAAAGATGGTATTATGGAAGTACAAGACGATTTCCACCTTGCAACTGTAGATATTGTAACTGATCCTTCCGGCCCTAACTGCTTTGTTAACGGCATTATGGAAAATACTGAATATTACTATGATATTGCTTCTGGCCACTGGAGAGTTCAAGAACCAATCGAGCAAGTAATTGAAGAGATCCAGGAAGAAGTAGAAAAACAAGTAAGAAGAGTTGTCCATCGCGTTGACGAATCTACGGCAGCACGACTGTTCGAACGCTTTGTGAATTCACTTAGAAGTTGAGAATTGTATAAATAATACTCATATAGATAATCCAATGAAAAAGAGGAGAGAACATATGTCAAATGAGCTAGACGAAAAGTTCGTTGCCGACCACTCAGGTGGTGAAGGTGTTCCTGCAGCAGAAGTTGCGGACGCAGTCACTGGAAGCGGCGGCGCGGTTAAAAAGAAGAAAGCAGACGTAAAGAAAACTGTCGATGCGTCCGCTGAGAAAATTTCTACACCTACACCAGGTATGAAAGAAGAAACTGAAACTGCAACTGAATCAGTGGAAGCTGAAGAAGTAGTAGAAGAAGTTATCGAGATTGAAGAATCAATTGAAGCTATCTTCGAAGGCATGGACCTAACTGAAGAATTCAAAAATAAAGTAACTTTGGTGTTCGAAGCGGCTGTTAACGAAGCTGCTACAAAGAAAACTGAAGCGGCAGTTGCTGAGCATGTTGAAAGACTTGAAACAGAAATGAACGAGTCTGTTGAAACTTCAGTAAACAACATTGTTGAAAATCTTGACTCATACCTCGACTACGTAGTAGAAGAGTGGATGAAAGAGAATGAGGTTGCAATCGAAGCTGGTATTAAAGTTGAGATGGCAGAATCATTAATGGCAGGCCTACGTGGATTGTTTGAAGAGCACAACATCGAAGTTGATGACGAAACAATCAATGTCGTTGAAGGCTTGGAAGCAGAAGTTGCTGAAGCAAAAGACTCTGCTAACAAAGCAATCAATGAGAACGTAGAGTTGTCAAAAGAAATCGCTTCTCTCAAAGCAGAGCGCATCTTCGACGAAGTTACTGAGGATCTTACACTCACAGAAAAAGAAAGATTCAAAGTTTTGTCAGAAAAGCTAGATGTTTCTGATATCGAAGAGTACTCAAGCAATCTATCTACACTTAAGGAATCATTCTTCAAGAAGAAGACTCCGGTTGTAGAAGAAGTTGCTAGCGAAGATGAAGAAGAGATTATCACAGAAGAAACAGAAGTTAAGAAACCAGTTTCTGACTATTCTTCTGTAAATGCTCTAGTTGAGGCTCTTAACGCAAGATCATCAAAATAGTAATGAAACTTTAACTTTTATAAATACATCCAGAGACTTTATTAAAACAAGGAGATAGAAATCGATGGCACAGTCAAACTATCAAGCACTTGTGGAAAAGTGGGGCCCAATCCTTGAGCACGAATCTTTTTCACCTATCAAAGACAACCACAAGAAAGCGGTAACTGCCACTATTCTTGAAAACACAGAGAAAGCATTGCTAGAATCTGGCGACCGTCAGATGTCAATGAGCTCTCTACTTACAGAGGCACCTGCAAACGACGCAAGTACAGGTGGTTTCGGTTCAGGTTCACCAGCAGCTGGTCCTACAGCTGGCTACGATCCAGTACTTATTTCACTTGTACGTCGCGCAATGCCAAACTTGATCGCGTACGACATTGCTGGCGTTCAGCCAATGACAGGACCGACAGGTCTTATCTTTGCAATGCGTTCACGTCAGACATCACAAGCTGGTACTGAAACATTCTACAATGAAGCAGACACCACATTCTCAGGTACAGGTACACAAACAGGTACTATCCCAGCAACTGATTCAGCGAACACAACATTGTTCGAAACAGGTGCAGGTATGGCAACAGGTGACGCTGAAGCACTTGGCGACGGTGGCGGCACAAACTTTGCAGAGATGGCATTCTCAATCGAGAAAGTATCAGTAACTGCGAAATCAAGAGCGCTAAAAGCTGAGTACACAACTGAATTGGCACAAGACTTGAAAGCAGTTCACGGTCTTGACGCTGAAACAGAATTGGCGAACATTCTACAGTCTGAGATCCTTGTGGAAATCAACCGTGAATTGGTTCGTACAATTTACGCAACAGCTAAAACAGGCGCGGTTGGCACAGCTGCTACTGGTGTATTCGATCTTGACGTCGATGCAAATGGTCGTTGGTCAGTTGAGAAATTCAAAGGGCTTATGTTCCAAATCGAACAAGAAGCGAATGCTATCGCAAAAGGTACACGTCGCGGTAAAGGTAACATGGTTATCTGTTCTTCAGACGTTGCTTCAGCATTGCAGATGGCCGGTGTTCTTGACTACACACCAGCAATTGCAGGTAACTCACTAGAAGTAGACGACACAGGAAACACATTCGCAGGTGTTCTTAACGGTCGTTACAGAGTGTACATTGACCCATATGCAGGCAGCAACTACATGGTTGTTGGTTACAAAGGTTCAAGCGCATTCGACGCAGGCTTGTTCTACTGCCCATACGTTCCACTACAGATGGTACGTGCAGTTGGTGAGAACAGCTTCCAGCCAAAAATCGGGTTCAAAACTCGCTACGGCATGGTTGCAAACCCATTCGCACAAGGTACAACTCAAGGCTTGGGTGCTCTTACAGCCCAATCAAACGAGTACTACCGTGCAGTACGAGTTACAAACTTGTTCTAATAAAAAGAAGTCGGGTCAACCGAACGAAACTGGGGAGCTTTTTAGCTCCCCTTTTTTTATTCCATATCTTTTCGCCATTCACAGTAGCCATTCTTCCATCCTATTTCATATGCCATCCAAGACATAACAAATCCAAAGAATGGAAAAAATAGCATGCCGTATAGGCCATAGGCAAATAAAAATGCTGCCATATAATCATACCAACGTATCATACTTAAATAATCCAATCCATATTCATGATATCAGGCATTTCTTCTACTACTTCTGCTGTGCCTTTAGACTTTTCGCAAAGGTTAGTAAGGACACCGATATTATGAACTGAAGAAACACCATAGCCTTTTTTATGACACTGGTAAACAGATCCTGTGGAGCCTGAGAAGTAATAATAGTTATCATCTTCAGTAACAGAAGCGATACCAGAATTAAGTCTCCAGCTGTCACCGTCTAGATATCCACCGCTCCAAGAACCGAACACTCTATAATGAGGATCGGTTCCGCTGATCTTTACGAGTTCCCATTGGTCTGGCGTGTATTGTCTCATTTATTCTTCTCCATCATCTAAAGAATACTATAAACCAAGTCACGTTGCTGTTCTTTTTTCACCATTTAAAATTTTATCAATTACTTCTTCACTTAAACAGTTAACATTCATAATTGGCATAGGCTTCTTATACTCTTCAACTAGCTGTTTAATGTAGTTTTTTTGGTGTGCTGGGTTTGTGATACTTGCCATACATTCTTCTCTATTGTCAAATGTAGGATTGGTGAAGATATAGACATCACCTTGAACTGTAGCAAATAACACTACTATGAGCCACTGCATTACTTAACCTCCGTAAGGTTCGTATTGCTCCCCGTTGTATCCGCTCCTGTTCTGCTGGCGTCATCCAACAACGCTTTCAATCTGACGCTCAGGTGGAGCCATAATAGCTTCTGCAAACTCCATGAATTCTTCATTTCGAGCTGCTTCTTCCATTAGGTTTGACGCATGATAAATGCGAGCAAGTTTGTTAAAGTCCTTCTTAGGAACACCGACCTCATCAAGCATTCGCTGAGCAATATCTTTTTGTAGATCTTTTTCAGCTTCCACTCGCGTCATAGAGTCCGACATTTCCTTCAAAGCGTTTTGAACTTTTTTACGATCTTCGTTCGTAATAGTTGATGGTAAATCACTCATTGGCATAGATCCTCATATAATTTCGTGAATTTTATAGTTTACCTTCTTCGCGGAGTTGTTTTCGTATCTTTGTAGCAGAGATGTTGTGTATTTCTTCTCCAAGATCATGCTCCGTAAAAGTGTAGCCAACGCCACGACCATAGGAGATATCGACAATATTAGGAACACATAGTATACTATATTCATGTCCATTGTGGTAACCCTCTTTTTCGAGCCCTTGCTCGATGTGTGTGATGACTGCTATTTCGCCGAATGGATTATCGTCTTGTTTTGCTGTACGGCCAGCGCCTGCATCTTTGCCTACGATTCCGCCAACATCTCTGACCATAATACACACTTGGCCGGTTATTGATAGAGCTTTTTTGAAGAGGGCGGTATGCCCATCATGCCAAGGCTGCCAACGGCCCAGCATTTGAACGGTTGGCTTTTGCCAATCAAAAATCGGTTTATCATACATCTATTTATTAACTCCAAACTTAATATGTTTATACCAAACGCGTTCATGAACATAGTACATGACAAACTTGATGATGAGATCTGCTACAAAAACAGCTCCAACTGCTTTTGGCGGCAGACCGAAAACCACTGCTATCAATGCTGTCGTTGTACTTGCTATGACACGCCACGTTACTGCTTTGGCTAGGTGCCTTTTAGGTGATACGTCTGACATTATTCTCCTTTTAGTAACCGTTCAATCATAACTACTAATTCTTTTACACCAGCATCATTCAATCGCTTATCAACTCGGAAGGTAATATTCTTTGGAGCTTCAAACATTTTATTTGTATCTTCGAAACGACCCTCTTCAATAGTATCCATCCAAATCGTAATGTCCGCGTCGAAATCAGCACGAGTTTGTTTAGTAGGACATACGAAATCACAAATTACAGTTCTTCCTTGTGATTTTTCGTAATCGGCAATAGTACGCATGCGGTTAGACTGGCGATTCCTACCTTCAGGAGAGAAATCCCAGTCGTTAGCCATCTCACGTACTTTGTCTGCGTTATACCAAGCGCACTCAAGGTGCTGTTGTAACCTTTCGGAAAGCCAGGTTTTTCCTGCACCTGGCAATCCCATTACGAGTATTTTCATTTCTTTACCTTTCAGAAGGCAGCTTACGCTGCCTCCGCCATTTCTACCGCAAGATCAAGAGCATCAATCTTACGCTTCGCATTTGTTCCGAACCAAGCCGACGCCATGCGAGTATCTGCAGTACGACCTAGCTTGTGGTCTGCCATGTAGGTGACTGCATTGTATGCATTCCACCATGTGCCAGGACGGAAGTTGTCTCCTGGCTGGTTTTCCACACATTCCATAGCTTGTTGAGCTGTGCGTGATAGATCACGATCTTCACGGTTAGACTCACCAAAGATGTTACCAAAGAAACGCTTAAGAGTTTCATCTGTGTAACGCTTTGAGCCAAGAAACTCAGCAGCTTCTTTGAACTTCTCAATCTTGTTGTGAGAAATACCAAGAGTTTGCTTAACCATCTCAGCATCGAACTCAGAACGGTGATTGATACGAACACTTGGCATACCCTTTTCGTTAAGAGCAACTGCTAGAGTGTTGTTGCAAACAACGCGAGTCATCATGAATTTGATGTCGATTGCTTTACCGTACTGATGAGGATTAGAGAATAGAAGGTAACCGTTTACTTCGTCACCATTGAACAATGAGAAGCCGTCTTTTACGTCAGCCATCGCCCATACGATCTGACCTTCTTTAAGAGAACCTGCAGTATCCATTATCATGTCACCTGCTTTTACGAAATCTGTGAAGAAATCGAAGGCTTCAGAGTTTTGAACTGGGTTCCAACCTTTACCCACTTGGGTAAGGATTTTTCCGTCTGTTGAACGAACAAGAGCTTCCTGTCCTGTTTCAACTTTTGAGCCATTGTAATCAATGAAAGTTGGTACTTTCTCAACTGACCAATCAAGACCAGCAGTCACCATCATTTCTTGTGGCGTCATATCGTCAGAGACTGGAGTACCGAGGCCATGCCAAGGAAGACCTGCTGATTCGCGGTATGCCATTTGTGCCTGACCGTTGATGATTTCAAGTTCGTGTGCCATAATATAAGTTCCTTGTTTTGATTTGATAGATATATCTTACATCATTTTGGAAGATATGTCAACAGTTTTTTTCATCTTTTTTGAAAAAAATTAGCATACCTCGTAACCAAGATACGCCTCGACGAAGTCCTTGCCACAATCTTCTGCGAAAGCTAGAATCAATTGCTCACGAGGAGCAGTGTCCATGTTGTCACAAAATTCAGCTAGACCTTCACCGTCATGAAGGCGGAAAAGACGGATGGCTTTCAGGACGTCGCGATGATCGTCCATGTACATTTCAGCCATGTCTTTATCATCAGCATCTTGAGCATAGCTGAAAGTTTGATCCATCAGCTTACCAACTGCTTTAAGAGGAGTTTTGTTCCAGAAGTCTTGAGCTGTAGTAATCATAAGTGGTTCCTTTCCATTCCTTATATTAATAATATAGTACTTTCAAGAAGAAATGTCAACCCTTTTTTTCATTTTATTTTAAATTTTTTTCACTTTTTTAGTGTACGGTATGATTATCTACTGGAATGGCATCAAACAACTCAAAAGTGTAGTCGCCATATCCTGATTTTATGATGTCTATTACATCTACGAAATCATCTTTATTGTCTGTATCGATGCCTGCTACAAAAGCCGTTGGACACAAATGCTTTAAATGATGTTCTAAATAGTCGTGAGCAGCATCCTGTGTTCTCCAAGAGCAAGCTTTACGGAGTTCAAATAAGTTATTACTAGAGAAGATCATGCCAATCCTTCTACGATCCGGATCTCCTCTAGTGCCTAAGAATATTCCCTCTTCGGGATCTACAATTATGTATCTCATGCTTTTATTTATGCTGCGAGACCTTTGTAGCCTTCCCACCAAGAAGGTGCAGCCCGCCCCTTTGCCCACTTAGCAAAAGGTTTAGCAACATGATAGTAATTTCTATATGCTTGTATCGCATCGCCTTCAACTATACACTCTGGATAATGGCTCATAGCTTGAGCAAATGGCGTCATAGGGATATCAGGTATGTTATCTGGAGCCCTCTGGAGTGTTTCTGTGAGCTTCTCAGAGGTCATATGTGGCTTACCAAAGCGGTATTTAAATTCATCACAGAGGGCTACAAAGTGGTCATAGTGCCAATCATAGTTTGCTTTTGATTCCATAGTCCATTTAGTGCATGGATGGCCGTGATGAACAGCCTTGTACAGAGAAGCTTCTAGATTATTGTTTGGATGAACCCAATAGTTAATCATACGCTTGCCTGATTTTGAAGGTCGTTTCTCAGTATAACCGTCAAGCATACGATGGGCCGTGGAAAGCATTTGAGCTGCTTCCACGATCATCTTTGGAATATGTTTGTCGCACATCATTTGAGCCGATACGACTGGACTCTCATCAAGGACAAATATATTCATTTACTTAACCCATACATGATAATACCGAGGTGGCAGATTTTCACAAGAATAGTTATCGTCCTCTTCATAGTTAAGGACTTTAACGCATTCTTGAGTTTCATAGCTAAACCAAACATCAGGTAAAGCAGCCGCGGTTAGCATAGCGTAGGTAAAGACAAAAGTCATAAGACCAATGGCAAGACCAAATCCAAGGTGACTACCCCAATCTCTCGTCATTATTTACCTCCATTTCGAACTGAGCAATAATATCTTTCTTTTTAAGAAGAAGCTTTTCCAGCGAGTGGAGTGCAGCAAACTTCTCGTCTGATGCGCCTTCAGCGAAGGCGACCAGAGCTGATTCCATTATATCAATATCTTCAAAGATGTCAACCATTAGTAACGTCCTTTTCCAGAATAACCAACTTTTTGAACTGCAACTAGGGGATTTGTTTCCTTACATTCAGCAAGGTAAGACTCAACTGTATAGTTTTCGCAAAGGCACTTGACCCAAGATTTCCAAGGCTTAGAACCATATTTGAAACGAGCGATAAACTCAGGCTTTGGCTGGCCGATCCAAGAAGGATGGCAGTTGGGATGAACTTCTTCCATGTTACGAGAGCCAGTGTGACGGCCGCGATACATAAGATACATACCGTCCCAAGTGAACTGATCTTTTGCGAATTTGGTACCCATGATGTAGTCCTTTCCAATTTCCTATATTAATAATATAGTACTTTCAAGAAGAAATGTCAACCCTTTTTTTCATTTTATTTTAATTTTTTTGTACCCAAATATCAAATTCGTGCTCAAAATTTTGACCAGCATGTGCATTTTCAAAATAAAAAGTATCTTCATAAACATTGGTGAATTTGTGATGGTTCCATTCATGCTTATAAAGCTGCTTACACCAATCTTTTCCAGCTGATCTCAGATCGCTATGGAGCCGAACGGAGTAGCCCGGCATCCATCTTTGTTTGTATTCTGCAATTTCTACTGGTGTCAAGCGTGGATCCTCCCAATCGATTTTGCAACATCGATAATTTTTGTTTTGATAAACTCTTCGTCAAGAGTAGTTCCATAACATTCTTGAGCAAGGCCGATTAATTTTTGTTTGGAATCGGCACCAAATGTGTATAGTGGATTGCCGCCAGCTGGACCATGTTCGATTTTACCGAGTACGGTACAACCTTGATCGTGAGCAAATTGTACAACTTCTTCATGAGTTGCTTCGTGAGAAATATCAAGTTCGATAAGATATGCCATATTATAAGCTCCAGATTTTTTTAAGTTCCGATAGTTTATTGTCGATAAGATCCTGGTTAGTGATTTTCCGTTCCCAGAATTTTAGTTTTTTGTTACAAATCTCAATTTCCTTTTTGGCCTGATGCCGTTCTACCATATTGTCAGATTTTAGTTCGAGGAATTTGAGGTAGAAGAGATTTTCAAGATGTTTGATGTACATAGTGTTTGGGTTAAGCCGGTTGATTAGATTAGGATCAAAGTCAGATTTAGGCCCAGTGTCAGTGTAAAAAATCATGTCGGTCTCCATTGTTAGGAACACAGTATATCATGTTTCAAAACGAATGTCAACCCTTTTCGTATATTTCTTTGTATTTTTTTCTTACGGATTGAAAGTGTTCTAAGTAATCATAGGTATTTTCTT